TCCTTTCCTCAGATCCATCTGAGGAAAGGAACAGAGATCATGAGTTGCAATTGTGGGCGGTCTACAACCCCTCCGGTAGGTACCGAGCCCCGGCCCCTGGCCGACGGCACGCTGCCGGGAGAGGGCTCCAAGGACTCCTCCCCTATCACTCGCTTCTAGGCGTAGCGACACTCATCGTCATCGGTTATGATGATCCCTGTTAGAGGTCTCATGGACTCCTGACGCTGGGTGGATCGGCAGAGCCCCGCACCGTTTGCTCATGGCGGTGCGGGGCTTTGTCCATGCCTATGGAGGGGTATCTCACTCATAGGTGTATCCTTTGAGCCAACGGCATGGCAGCAGGGCCTCGTGCGTACCCGCTGGGGACGGGAACCCTGCCCAGCAACAAGACACGGAGGACCCCTCAACATGCGCAAGCACTTCGACATCACCGTCTTCGCCGACCAGGGCGAGGACGCCCCGGTCGAGACCTTCGACCTGGAGATCCCTGAGAACCTGTCCGACCTGAGCGCCGCCGACCTCGGCGACCTGCGCTCCAAGGCCGTTGACGCCTTCCAGACCCTCTACGCCGGTGGCGAGTTCACCGACGAGGACCTGGCCACTCTCGGCACCCTGACCGAGGGCATCGAGGCCCTGTCCGCCGAGCTCAGCGTCCGCGAGCAGGCCGCGGCCGAGCGCGCCGCTAAGGCCGCCGAGATGGCCGCCAAGGTCGGCGCCGACAAGCCCGCCCCCGCTGCTGATGACGAGGAGGACACCCCGGCCGAGGAGAAGGACGAGGCTGCGGAGGACACCGCCGAGGCCGAGTCTGAGAAGAAGGCTGCCGAGGAGGCCGAGAATAAGGCCAAGGCCGCTGCGGCCGACGTCGAGCCCGCCGCTGAGGTCGACGCTGAGCCCGAGACCGAGGCCGTCACCGCCGCCGCTCCCCGCGGCCCCATCAAGCTGTCCGGCATCCGTCGGCACGTTCACACCCCCGCACCTGCGATCACTGAGGAGACCTCCGTGGAGGACACCACCCCCAAGGCCCGTATGACCGTGGCCGACGTTCCCGGCTTCGCCGCTGACAGCGACGCCTCCTTCGAGGACCTGGCCGTCGCGCTCGACCGCCGCCTCCAGGGCTTCAACTCCGGCGCCTACGCCGCTGCCGCCCGCGCCGGCCGCGCCATGAGCGAGCGCCACAGCCTCGCCGTCGTGCGCAAGGCCTTCGACGAGCGCGCCACCGTCGGCTCCCCCGAGAGCGCTGACGCCGCCATGGCCTTCGCTGTCAACGAGAAGAACCTGCCCGGCGGCTCCCTCGTCGCGGCCGGCGGCTGGTGCGCGCCCTCCGAGACCGTCTACGACCTGCTCGAGGACGAGTCCCGCGACGGCCTGATCTCCCTGCCCGAGATCAACGTCACCCGCGGCGGCATCAAGTTCACCAAGGGCCCCAAGTTCGCCGACCTGTACGCGGCTCCCTCCTTCAACTTCACCGAGGCCGAGGCGAAGGAGGGCAAGTACCAGCCCACCTCCGCCACCGACCCGACCAACAAGGTCGGCGCCAAGCCCGTCTACCACGTTCCCTGCACCGACTTCGAGGAGGTCCGCCTCTCCGCGGCCGGTCTCCACATTCAGGCCGGCCTGCTCCAGCAGCGCGGCTACCCCGAGCTGGTCGCCCGCACCATCCGCGGCGCTCTCGTCGCCCACGAGCACAAGATGAGCGAGCGGATCATCGCCTCCATGGAGACCCAGTCCACCGCCGTCTCCATGGACTCCGGCCAGATCGGCGCCGCCGCCCCGATCCTGACCGCCATCGAGCTTCAGGTCGAGCACTACCGCTACGCGCAGCGCCTCTCCCGCTCCACCACCCTGGAGGCGGTCTTCCCCTACTGGGTCCACGGAGCCATCCGCACTGACCTGTCCCGCCGCGAGGGCGTCGACCTGATCGACATCCCGGACAGCCGTATCGACGCCTGGTTCCGCAGCCGCGGGGTCAACGCTCAGTTCGTCTACGACTGGCAGGCCCTCGGAGGCGAGGCTGGCGCCTTCAAGGTGTGGCCCGGCAGCCTGAAGTTCCTGCTCTACTCGGCGGGCACCTTCGTCAAGGGCAGCCAGGACGTCATCACCCTGGACACCGTCTACGACTCGGTCCTGCTGGGGCAGAACGACTACACCGCCCTGTTCACCGAGGAGGGCTACCTGGTCGCCAAGCGTGGTCACGACGCCCGTGTCGTGACTGTCCCGCTCAACCCGAACGGCGGCACCGGCACCGGCATCAGGCTCCTCGCCAACGGCACGGCTGACCCGGCCAAGTGATGACTCCGGGGCGGGAGGCGGCAAGACCCCTCCCGCCCCGTGACCTCACGCAGCCACAGCCGTCCAGCAAGGAGGACAGATGCCCATCATCGCACCGAAGCAGCGGGTCAGCGCCCCCGCTGCCACGCCCCTCCCGGGCGGGCTCTTCTCCCAGTTCGCGCCCATCGAGGACTCCTCGGTACGGTGGGAGAACGGAGTCACCTGGGAGGACGTCGAGCGCGCCCAGCTCGGCGCCATCGGCCAGTGGCAGAGTCCCGGCACCGTTCCCGGCCTGCCTAAGACCCTGACCGACCCGAAGTGCCTGGCCCTGGAGTCCCAGGCCCCGCTCACCGTGTACGCGGCCTACCGCACCACGGCCCTGAGCCACTCCCCTCAGGAGGCCACCCAGATCGCCGCCTCCCGGCTGCTGCTTCAGGAGGAGCACGCCGTCGAGCAGGCCCTCTGGAGCGGGGCTCCAAACCGCGGCCTCGGCCTCGGCAAGGTCCGCTCCTACGCCGCCAAGGGGGCCGGCAAGCTCGACATGCCCCAGGGCCTAGCCGTCCTGGAGCACTACGCCGCACAGTACGGGGCGCAGCCGACCCTGCACATCCCCCGCCGCCTGGCCAGCCTCATGGCGAGCGCCAAGCTCATCAAGGACGCCCGCGGGGGCGGCTTCGAGACCCGCCTCGGGACCCCGGTCGTGGTCGGGGCGGGCTACCCGGACGAGATGCAGATCGTGGCCACCGGCCCGATCGTCATCTACCGCGGGGAGGCCTTCACCTCGACCAACGGCGCCGGCGGGTTCGACAAGGGACAGAACGACGTCACCGGCGTGGCTGAGCGCCAGTACGTCATCGGCTTCAACAAGTGGGACGCGTTCCGGGTGACCGTGGACGCAGGTATCCCGCAGCTTGACCTGAAGGCGGCGGAAGAGTGATCTCCCGCGCAGCATCAGTCGCCCTGGCCGTGATCGCCGCGGCCGCGGTCTACACCATCACTCAAATCACGTACGAAGGAGAGCGCTGAACCATGGCGAAGACGCACTCATACACACCAGTGCTGGGGAAGCGCATCCGCGTCACCCCTCTGGACACCTGCGGAAAGTTCGACAAGGCCCAGCACAAGCCGGTGGCCACCTCCGGCTTCGTGTCGATCAAGCTGGCCGCTGAGGTCGAGGACGGCACGGAGATCACGGTCCGCAAGGCCGACGGTTCTCTGTGCGTCAACGAGAAGCAGTCCAACACCTTCAAGTTCTTCACCGTCGAGCTGGAGTTCTGCGGTGTGAACCCCTCCGTCCTGGACATCGTCACCAACGCGACGAAGTACCTGGACCACGCGGGCGACACCGCCGGCTTCAAGGTCGCCTACGGCAAGATCGAGAAGAAGTTCGCGCTCGAGCTGTGGACCGGCCTGTCCGGCCAGGCCTGTGCCGAGGGCGCTGAGGACGCCAGCGGCTACCTGCTGCTGCCGTTCATCACCGCCGGCACCATCGGCGACATCGAGGTCAACGGTGAGGACGCCATCTCCTTCTCCATGACCGGCGCCGTGACCAAGTCGGGAAACGCCTGGGGCACTGGCCCCTACGACGTGGTCAAGAAGGCCAAGCAGGGCGGAGGCGGCTTCGACAACGCGAAGCTCCCCACCCCGCTCGACCCGCTAGACCACCTCCTCATGATCGACACGGCTCTCGCTCCTCCGCCGGACAGCGACCAGCCCGTCACCGTCGCCTGAGGTACACCATCACCCTCGGAGGCACTGACAGCCCCGTAGAGCGCACAAACGCCCTACGGGGCTGTCACCATACCGGCGTCACGTGAAACCTCCTCTACGTCTCTTAGACGGCCCCTATAGGTATACTCATCCGTGCGGGCACCGCTTATGACTGGCGGCGTAGCCATCCCGCACCACGTACGCGCTGTAGGAGAGGGTATGCAGGACATCGAGAGGGGCTACGGGCCCGGAGACTGGCCGGTCTCCTACAGCGCGTGCGAGGACCTGAAGGAGTACCTGGACGAGGCCGGTAGGCCCGAGCAGCAGCACACCTTCGAGGCCATGGCGACCCACCTCCTGTGGGAGTGGACCGGTCGCCGCTTCGGGACCGACATCGTCACGATCCGTCCCGAGCCGGCCGACTGCGTACCTCCGCCCACCTACCAGTCCCAGGACTACATGCGGAGCTTCCTGCCGTTCCGGCTGGGAGGCGTCCTGCACGACGTCGTGTGCGGCATATGCGGCCCCTACTGCACCCACACCTCCGGGACTCCGGCCATCCGCCTGCCTGGGAACGTCCACCGGGTGCACCAGGTCACTATCAACGGCAAGGTGCTCCCGCTGGGCGCGTACCGGCTCATCAACCGCTCTGTGCTTCAGCTCACTGGACGCACCTCACCGGCCGGCCCCGACGTTCCGCTTGTATTCCCCTCGGTACAAGACCTTTCTCGGCCGACGACTGAGGAGGGCACGTGGGAGATCCGCTACTCCCAGGGAGTGCCTGTCCCAGAGGGCGGTCAGGTCGCCGCCGGCGTGCTCGCGCTCGAGCTGGCCAAGGCGGCCTGCATGGACCGGGACTGCGCCCTCCCGGCGCGCCTCCAGTCGGTCACCCGGCAGGGCGTCACCGTGCAGGTGCAGGACGACTTCGACGAGATGCAGGAGGGCCGGACCGGCATCTGGCTGGTGGACTCCTGGGTCGCCTCGATCCGCAAGCCGCGCCAGGCCGCTAGGGCCTACAACCCTGACGACTACGCTCGCCGACAGCCCTCCGGCCGTCGCGGCGGGGTGATCTGGTGAGCCCGGCCCCGCGCCTGTCGCGCCGCAACCGCGCCCAGGGCGAGGACTACGCGGCCCTGTCGGGCCGCGCCACCGCTCCGGCGCCGTCGGTCGTCCACTCCATCGCCCTCGCCCTGCTCAAGGGCGGCGCCCAGGCCCTATCGAACGCCGTCTCGCAGGCGTACGTAGCCCCCGGGGCCGAGGTGGCGTGGGACGAGTGCTGCGCCGGACACCTCTACGTGCGCACCGTCTCCGTCTCGCCCGTCTTCGGCCCTCGGGCCGCCGACGGGGACGCGTGCTCGGTGCGCTACTGGGCGGCTACCTACGCCCTCGGGACGCTGCGCTGCGTCGAGGTCGTGGACGACCGCGGCCGCGGGCCCCGCCCCTTCGACCTGACGGCCGACGCTGCGGTCCTGCACCAGGACATGGCCGACCTGGGTAGGTTCCTGACGTCGTCCACGAACGCGGACGCCATGGACTGGCAGGCGTCCGGGCCCGACGGGGGCTGCGTGGCCGGCGAGTGGACCTTCACGGTCCGACTCAACTGCCCGTGACTCCCCGGGAAGTGTGAGATGGTTCACGTAAACGTCAGGTTCAAGGGGCCAATCCGTGAGGATAAAGTGGCCCAGATCACTAAACAGGCTGCCCTGAAGGCGTCCAGACGCACTCAGGGGCGCATCCAGCGCAACATCCGCGCCAAGGGGCGCGTTAATTCTGGCCGTATGGTGAACTCCGTCACTATTGAACGGGTTCACGGCAAGCACCCGCTCAACCCGACCTTCGAGATCGGGGCCAGGACGCCCTACGCCGCCTACCAGGAGAAGGGCACCCGTCCGCACGGCCCCGTCAGAGCCTCCCGCCTGGTATTCACCCCGAAGGGGTCCTCGCAGACCGTCTTCGCTAAGTGGGTCAAGGGGATCAAGGGAGCCCACTTCGTGCGGGACGCGCTCCGGCTTATCAAGACCTCTGACTTCCATTAGAATCGCCTCATGGCTACTATCACGATCCCCGGCAAGACCCGGAAGTCCATCACCGTTGACCTGGTCGGTACCGAGTACAAGGTCCGCCCCCCGAAGGCGTCCGTCGCCATCTTCCTGTCCCAGGCGCTCAAGGACGCCGAAGAGGACTCTGAGAAGATCATCGACGGCCTGGCCAAGTGGTGCCACGTCCTCTTCGGCAAGGAGACCGGCGCCGAGGTCGTCAAGCGGCTGAAGAACCCCGCCGACGACCTCGACATCCCCGACCTGACCGACCTCATTTCCGCCGTCATGGAGGAGGCCGGGGAGAACCCTCCTACGTGATCCGGCGCCTCCTGGCCTCGGCGTACGCGGAGTGGGACTACATAGATGGGTTCTGCCTCGGGCACGGGATCGACCTGGAGACCCTGCCCCTGAACCGGTTCTGCCACGTCATGTGGTGGATCCTCACTCGCAACGCCGAGGACGAGGGCGCTACCGAGAAGCTGAAGAGGGACCTGTGGCTACCGCCCAAGGGCGTAGTGGTCACCGATCCTCGAAGCCCCTGGTACTCCGGCAACGAGGCCTCAGGCTTCGGGTCCCTTAAGTCGGCCCTCGGAATGTGACAGCACCTATAGGACACGCCTATGCGGGCGGTATCATGGCCTCAGACAGGAGTCGGGCCGCGATGCCGCCCGCTCGACGTACGAGCGGGGAGGGTAGCCCGTGGCAGACAAGATCGGCGAGGTAGTCGTAGAGGTCGGCGCTGACGCGCGCGACTTCCAGGGCGACGCTGAGCGGGGCATCGAGAAGAGCCTCAAGAAGATCGGCAAGAGGATCGAGCGCGCCGCCGAGAAGTGGGCGCGTGAGATGCGCGACTCCGTCAAGGACGCGCTCGACGGACTCGTGCTCCAGGTCAACGCTCGGATCGACCCTAAGGACCTGCGACGCATCGAGACGGCCATCGCCCAGACCAAGGCCTCCCCCGACGTCACGGTCTCGCGCCGCGACCTGGAGGAGATCCGGCAGAAGCTTCGCCAGCTGGACGCCCGCGCCCCCGTCAAGCCCGTCCTCGACGATAACGCCGTGGCGAAGATCGGGCGCGAGCTCGATGAGATGAAGGCCGCGATCAAGGCCCGAGTGGACCTGGACGAGAAGTCCCGGCGCAAGGCTCTGGAGGCGATCAAGAAGACCGAGGCGGCCATCGACGCCAAGGTCGAGATCGACGGTAAGGACGTTGCCGAGATCAAGGAGCGCATCGCCAACATCAAGTCCGACATCAAGGTCGATGCGTCCCTGGAGAAGGCTACCCAGCGAAAGCTCAAGGAGCAGATCGCCAAGCTTGACGCCAAGCTCAAGGCCGACGCTGAGCTGGACCCGGCCTCCCGGAAGAAGATCCGGGAGCAGCTGAACAAGCTGGGCGGCGACATCGAGACCAGCGCCCACCTATCCGAGGCGTCCAAGCGCAAGCTGAAGCGTGAGCTGGACAAGCTTGACGGCAAGGCGACCGTCAACGCCGACCTGGACGACGGCAAGGCCCGCTTCGACCTGAAGCGCCTGACCGCCAAGCCCTACTTCGTGGACATCCACGCCCGCCTGGCCACGGCCTCGGTGGCGAAAGTCGCCGCGCAGCTCAAGGCCCTGGCCGGCGGGAACATCTTCAGCAACCTGAAGAACAGCCTCAACGACGTCTTCACCAACCTGGACACCTTCGCGGTCAAGGCCGCCACGGCCGGTACCGCGATCCTGGGACTGACCTCCATCGCCGGGGCCGGCCTGGGCAACATCGCCCAGCTCGGCCTAGCCGTCGCCCACACCCTGCCGGCCTTGCTAGCCATGCCGGGCATCCTAGGCACAGCGGCGGCCGGCATCGGCATCTTCGCGGCGGCTATGAAGGACGCCTCGACCGTCCTGGCCGACCTGGGACCCCGGTTCTCAGCCCTCCAAAAGGACATCTCCGCTGCGTACTGGGGCGAGGCGGCTGACGCTATCCGAGGGTTCGCCAACAACGCCCTCGACGCGCTCGGCCCGTCCATCTCCAACGTCGCCACCCAGCTGGGGCGCATGTCGGTGGCGGTAGCCAGCGCCGCCCAGGACCACATCCCAGGCTTCCGGGCCTCCCTGAACTACCTGGCCGAGGCTCTGGACATCGGCGGGGACGGCGCCGGGGCGTTCACTGACGCCCTGCTGACCTTGGGCGAGACCGGGGCGAAGTACCTCCCGTCCATCGCTTCGTGGGCCAACGACGTCGCCTACAGCTTCCAGAACTG